TCTCCATGGTTACCAGGTACACCACCAAGTATTAACTTATCAGCTAAAGGTAAGAAGGTATCTATTGTTTTCATTAGCATAGCTCTTGCTAGTGCGTACTGTTCTTTCAATGTGAGTTCAATATTAAATGCTTGGCTATCATAGAAGCCATAACAATTCTCTGTTAAATCACCGAGTCCTAATATATATATATCTCATCTATTAATACACCAGCTTTACGTAGTTCATGTATTCTATTTACTCCATCTTGTAAAGCAATGTCATATCTTTTGATGGTGTTCTCAACTCCAAAATCTTTTTTACCGAGTTGCCAATCACTACATAACCAAAGGAATGCTGTATCTCCACCATTATATTTAGGTTTAGCTGGTGGTTTTTTCTTAGCTTGTTTAAATAATTCTTTAAAGTATTTATCTTGCCCAGGTCTTTTCTTTTTTACTACACCTTTAAAGGCATAGAATGTTTCAACAGTTCCACCTTTAAGCTGGGTATTCCAGGAGGATGCACGTACTGTATCTACTATCTCATATAACTCTGGATTAAATCCCCATCCACGTAATATATCATCAAATTTATTACGATAGTTAGGGTCTGTTCCAACGTGGGTAATCTCACCTAACCCAGTTGATTCGTTTAGTTCTAGTCCTGGTTGCCATCCTGATTTGTAGAAGTTATTACCCCACTCTTCAGGAATCTTTTTCTTTTGTGTAATATCTAACCTCCCTGTCTATCCATTATAAACAGCTTGATTAAGGTTATCTGTTACTTAGATATTTGTTTCTTTGCGTATGTCTTGATGACTGCTAATGCAGCACCACCACCTGCAAGTGCAGCTAACTGGAGTGCTCCAGCATCTATACCTACTAAAGGTGCAACTGTTAATGCACCAATGAACGCTTCAATGAAGGTCCAGGCAGTTCTTTCAATCATATCTTTAAGCTCTTCGCTCAATGTATACTCCCACGAATCGTTCCAAGGAGTCCACCATAAGTCCTTCTTGAACTTACCCTCTTGGTTTCTTGCTCTTCTTAGTTTCTCAAACATTATACAATGTCCTTTCCATCAAGTTTAGCAGAGAGTACTTGAATCTCCCCACTTATCTCTTGGAGTTTTTCATAAACACTATCAGGTTTAATGAAATCTGGACTAGCAGTGTTACTTAATTCCTTACCACCTAAGTCTATCTTGCTGTATTCTATGGTAACTTCCTTACCTTGTAGTAAAACTGATGCCACTTTAGAATACATTCTTTTATACGCATCACGAGATTGTGTAATTAGCCCATCTTTATTTACATCTAAATCTTGTTGAGTATTTCCCACACCTAAACAACCCATGGTCTGGTCATCATTATTCAAACTATGTATAAGCACAAATTTGAAATTCGGTACATTTTGTAAGTGGAGCATACCATAATGTGCATTCTTATATCTCTCTGAATACCTAGCGTGGAATCCTCCTGTCTTTCTAAACTTTATATCATATGTACCTTCAGGTATGCAGGTTTCTCCGTAAATTTTAGGTCCAGCTTGATACTGGTCCTCTAATGTATAACACTCAAACACACCATCAATAAATAACAAACCATTAGTTGCATCTATTCCGAATTGTGTTCTTACTACTTGTAGTTTCATTGTATCTCCTATCTGTGTCCGTACTTGCAGTTACATATTGTAACATAAGTACCTGTATCTTTTTGTTTATATGTATAACAACTCATTTTCTAAATCTAATAGTGAGTAGCCATACACCTAATGTAATTAAAGTCGCAAGACCTGTAACCTGTTGAGCTGAACCTGTTAATGTAAGCGTAGCTATAACTAAACCTACTAAGGTCCAACTAAGATTCAAAGTTTCTTTAATCGCTTCAATAAACCAAGACCATAGCTTCTTAAACATTAACTTCTCCTAAATACAAACGCAGCCATACTAGCTATTCTAGTCAAGATTACAGGAACTACTACCTCTTGTGCTTTTTCTTTCTGGTCTGATGTCATATCATCACCAATGTTTGCAATAGTTATTTCTTCTAAGTTATCAAAGTCCACAAAAGTTTCTATTGGATTCTCTAAGAACTCCTCATACTGTACCTCTGTAACAACATCAGCAAGTGTATAGTTCTCTACATCTTTATTTTCTACAGCTCTCTCAACATATTCTTCTACTGCTTCAGCTACTATCTCATCATCCTTAACAGCTTCAGCAATAATCTCAACATCTTCTGCTTCTACTTGTAGTACTTCAGCAACAACTTCAACCTGTTCTTCAGTGAGTTCTTCTATCTCTTCAATAGCTTCTTCAACTACAGCCTGGACTATCTCTTGTACTTCCTCTGTTGCTACAGCTAAGTTCTGTACGCCAATGTCATTAACTTCTTCTATAACTTCTATGACTTCTTCGGTTTCAAGCTCTTGTACAAACTCTTGTATTGCTTCTTCTTTAGCTTCTTCATACTCAACTAACTCCTCTTCAGTAAACTCTTCTATCTCTTCTTCAGTAGCTTCAGGTATATCAATAACAATAATATCTTCTATAACTTCTTCTAGCTCTGCAACTTCTTCCTCAACCATCTCTTCAGAAAGAACTTCTTCATCATCTGGTTCTTCAAAGATGTCAAATATTTCAAAGACTTCATCTTCTTCCTCTATAATTTCTTCAATAATTTCCTCAACAATTATAACTTCTTCTTCTGTTAGTTCATCTTGTACAGATTCTAAATCTTTTAATACATCTTCAGGGTCTGGTGGGAATATATCATTAGCAATAAGTATATCTATTAAATCTATCTCTTCTTCTACTTCAATGATTACTATTTCAAATTCTTCTAGTTCTTCTATGTATTCCTCTACCTCAAGGATTACTTCAACAAACTCTTCTAGTTCTTCCTCTGATAAATCTTCAATGAACTCAATTTCTTCTTCCAAGAGTTCAAGCTCCTTAGCAGCAGCCTCCATTTCCTCTTCAAGAGCAAGTATTTCTTCTTCAGTAAGTTCAATATCTTCAAGTTCTTCAAATTCATCATCATCTGCCATTTCAAGTACCACAATGACATCATCAAGAAGCTCCTCTCCTTCTTCGTATTCTTCATAGATTTCTTCCTCGTATTCTTCTTCATATATTTCAACATCACAATCACCTCGTTCAATCTGTGCATCAGTTAATTCACATCCATATTCTTCTAAGTTAGCTGCTCTTTCATTATCTCTTTCAACTGTACCATCTTCAATTTCGTGTTCTTCATATTCAGCTTCACTTCCATCATCCATAATAACTGTTATTACAGGAGGAAGTGTTGTAGTAGTGGTAGTTGTTGTAGTGGTAGTAGGAGTTGGTGCAGTATATTTATAATACACATCATCTATCAACCACCAATCTTGTAAGTTATCTGAAGCTCCTGGTATTACTATCTCATTGATAGTCGTACCTGTTGGTGCAGTTACTACTATAGTTGCTGTACTGTTATCTACAGTTTGAGGGTCTGCAGCATCCCAAGTATTAATAAAGTTTATTGTTGAAGTTGTATCATCATCATAGTAAACAGTAGCTGTACCTGTAGATTCTCTAGCACCATACCTTAAACCTACTTCAGTAATTGGTTTAGTTTCAGAGTTAGGGAATGCAATAGTGAGTCCATCTGTTGAACTGCGTAATCCAATTTGGTATCTATCAGCTCCATAATATTGTGAGCCGTGGCAATCCATATCTTCAATGTGGATTCCACCTGGTATTGCAGCATTATTGCAATCAGCTTCGGCAGCAAGGCTAGTATCGTTACCACCATAAACGAAAGTAATATCTTCATTAAGTTCTTGGTTATCAAAACCCTCAGTTACTGTAGTTTCATCTGCATAAACTGGAGCTGGTGATATTAATAATAGGACTACTAATAAACGAAAGAATTTATTAAAGTTGTGAAGCATCTCATTACCTTTTGCCACCGAAGTACTCCACAGCGTGTCCATTGTCTATCATTGATTGATTTATGTTTACACCATTGATAAAGAACTCACCAAGTATTCTTCCGAACTTACCTTTGCCGTGTGATTGTAATTCTATTGGGTCCACTGCATCATAGAACTCTTTAGATAACCATTCCTTTGCAGCCAACCCTCTGACCTTCTCCTCTTTATCTCTTGTTCGTGATTCAGGAGCATTGATGCCCATAAGTCGTACACGACATTTATGCCACACATCAAAACCCAAATCAATTCTGACATCTACTGTATCTCCATCAACTATCTTGATTACATCTACAGCATAATAGTATTTCATCTACCACCACAGTTGCAGTTACCACAGCAATCCATTATCCACCTATCTTCCATATAATCTCTGTGATTTCTCCTGATATTCCACTGATAACAGTTAGCACTTCGGCTAATCTTTCATTAGCATTTGTAATTTCTGCTTTCAATACTGAAACTTCATTGGTTAATGTTTGTACAGTTCTAAACAACCAAGCAACTAAGGCTGCTAATCCACCTTGTAATATCTGGCTTGGATTTATCTTGATATTTCCATTCATATATCTATTTTAAAACAGATTAAATTATTCAACATCATCTTCTATTAACCATTCGGATTCAAAGTCCTCAATAACCCTGTAATCAGCTAACTTTTTTAGGTATCTAAAGAAATTACGAATATAATATCCTATTAAAAATCCTATTAAATAATCCATAGACACGATTGTATCATACGATTAAGGATTAACTAGGTTTTGGGTTATCATCCTTAACTTTTTTAATAGCAGCAAACCAATCGCCTGTCTTATCACCTTTATCAGCAGCCATATCGTGATAAAGCTGGTCAAGTTGTTCTCTCCAGCTAAGGTAAGAATTTTGTCTTGCTTCTTTATAACTATTATCTTGTTTGTCTAATTTAACAGCAGCTCTGTCAGTTACAGCTTGGTCATACTCTGCATCTGTAAACTCACGCCTAACATTATTAGCTTGAGCAAACATACCATCACCACCATTGGCTGTTTTCAAAGCATCAATCTCTGTTTGAGCTTCTGCTGTAAATTGTTCTAATGTTTTTAATGCCATATCTCTCCTATCCTAGCACTTATTTTCTTAGTCCGTAAAGTTTAAAATTTCCACTAGCTATATTTCCACCACTTATAATGAACTCAACACCGTCATTAGCTTGTGTTTCAGTTAGAACACCACTTCCTGCCCTGCCTCTTGAATTACCACTTGAATTTCTTGTAACTGTTTCATAAGTAATAAAACTATATTCTGAAGCGTTACTGAATTGAAACAAATATAATATACCACTTGATACCTCGCCTGTTGCTGTTCCTACATCACTCATAGTTATAGAACTTGCATCAGCAGAGCCGTCTGTATAAAATGGTGTGCTATCTGCTTGAAATCTCATCATTGCATAATCATAATTACTATCACTATCCCCTGTTCCCGAAACAGTAAATCTTAAACTTGTATAAACACTATCATTGCTTGGTGTTAAATTATTCCAAGTTACTAGATAAACATTATAAGTGCTATCAACACCTGTAAGAGCTATTGAAGAACTACTACTTGCTGTATCACTATCAATTAAAACTAAACTACCTGCCATTATTTATCCTTTAACTCCATATACTAAAATAACTCCACTGCTATAAGGTCGTGAGCCATTACTTTCTAGTAGCTGAAAACCTGTTATGGTTTCAGCAACTGTGTGTACGCCTATTCCTTTAAGTCCTGACATATAGCTACCACCATATTTTTGTGAGTTATCGTATGTAATAAAAGTATAGCTACTTGAACTATTTGGATTATATACTGTAATCTCCCCACCTTGACTTTCAGGTGCTTGGTCTGTACTTTCTGAAAATGCTCTAAGAAATGAAGTTTGTCCTGTTGAATTTGATTCTGAAAAATCATCCCAACTTAACATATTCAAATTCGCATAATCATATTCACTAGCAGAAATAACACTTCCACCACTATCTATTAATCTCATATTCAAATCCACATAGTCTGTACCTACTGTTGATATTCCTGATGAATAAATTTTATAAACATCATAATCAGAAGTAAAACAACTCGTAACATTTGTTGTACTTGTTGAGCCTGATATAGTTTCTTTGTGTATAAATTCTAAACCTGCCATTACGATTCCCTTACCCCATAACAAGAGATTGTTCCAGAAGTAAATGCTGCTATTGAAACACCTTCACCAAATCTAATACCATTAATTGTAGAAGCAGTGGTATATGCTTGTGAACCAAACTCCATTGTATAAGTTGTACCCTGCATAAAAGTACATTGACTTGTAGAGAATGTGTATTTATTACTATCTCCTGCATTATATAAATACATATATCCATTGAAAATAGAATTAGAATCTGTTGTTATATCTCCACCTAGTCTTGCTGTATTTTGACTTGTACTCTTTCTCTCTGCAAAAGTACCACTTGCGTAACCTCTTTGGTTAGCAAATTCATAACCTGTTTCATAAGATGTTCCACCATCATCAGATAATCTATAACCAAACTCTGTCTGTGTTGTTACATTAATATCAGTAAAAGTAAAGAAGTGAACATTGTATGTACTTTGTTCTAAGGCTTCAAAGTCTAAGAGGGAGCTACTAGCAGTTTGAGTTTGTAATAATATTAATGAACCTTTGACATCTGCTACACCACTTGTGATTACTGCTCTAGCTGCACCTAGTGGCGACATTACGCAAAAGCTAACTGACTAAATAAATATGGTGTTTCATCTACAAACATAAATGTAAGTATGTCTATAGCTGCTGCTGCTGTTGATAGTGTTAGTCCTGCACCACCAGCAGTCTTTGCTGTTTGATGACTGTCAGCATTAACAGTTATTGCGTTAATTGCCATAGTCCTAGAACCAGTACCATCTTGTGTTACTACTAAAGTAAATGTAGCTATGTCAGTAGGTACATTTGTAAAATCTATATCTGTTACATTATGTGCAAGTGTTACAGTACCAGTATTACCATTAGCTAAATTAATAGCTAATGCTGCTGCTGATGACACAGCTTGTTCTGTTTCTGAATAATCTTTTAATATTACTGCACTTGCAACCTGGTCTGCAAAAGCTACTTCACTATCAATAGCTAAGTTTACTGTAACAGCACCTGATGTTCCACCACCACTAAGGTTTGTACCTGCTGTTACTCCTGTTATATCTCCAACATCAGAAGCAGCAATAGTAATAGAACCATCTGCATTTGTTATTGTTACACCTGTACCTGCTGTTAATGTTGCAACTGCTGGACCAGATGTACCACCAATAAGTAGTTCACCATTTGCATCCATAGCTGCTGCTGCTAATGTATCTGTTCCTGTATCTTGTGTAATAATTACTGCTTTGTCAGCAAAAGAAGTAGCACCAGTACCACCTTGTGCAACTGCTAAACTAGCAACATTAAGTGTTACTGTTCCA